GTGCTGCAAGCACATGTGCACGAATGTTTCATCAGCATTAGTGCCCCCTGATCCTGATGCCATTCCATGTGGTCCGGTTTTAATTTTACCCCAATCATATATTAACGGTATATGATATTTAACGGGGAAGACACGCCGCAACCAGTCTATCCCAACCTCGTCTCTACAGAGTAAATGCGAAAATATAGAGCGAGCTGCTTCTTGCAAATTGGGCCCAAAGTGCTGGTCAAACTTTGAGAAATCGGTGCAAATAATGGGATCTCCAGGTCTTTTTGTATTAAACAAGCGGGTAACAACTCTATCTACCGTGTCAAGGCCGATCCACGCGGGAACCACACTATGCCGTTGAGCTGCGGCAATTAATGGTTGATAGAACTGGAGCTCCAGGACGTTGATAGCAAATGGGAACATCCATACGACACGTTGCTTAACATCGTCCCTATCTGGTCCACCTTCTTGACCACGCCATCCTAAAATAGCAGCAGCGTTCCAACTACTTCTATTTCCATGCTGTCCTTGTACCACTTGCAATTCACCATCGCGCAGGTAGCATTCACATGGCACTGTCTTATCTAAAACAGTGTTTCGGCGTTGGAAATATGGCGTTCCTGAATTTGTATTCAGGCGCATATTTCTTAGTGTTTCAGACTGTGATCTTAGCCTAAGTCCCTTTAGGCTATCCAACTTACGACAGACCTTGTCGATAATAGTCTGAGGTATTGGCCGGTGCTCCACTTGGGAAGATTTAGGAGCAGAGTAGTAAGAATCGATGTCATCCATCCTCTGAGCGAGGGGCTTCATGATGCTCATCGGTCCGATCTTTTTGGACTGATCAATTTCGTATTCCCACAGAGAAGGCCACGCGTGTTTAAGCGATTCGACATAGCTTAACCATCTAGATACAATAGATGAAAGCGGTGCCTTGTTGTACCAGGGAGTACGGAATTCAACTGAATTGCCCTTGACTACACGATCAAAGTATGACCGTACGCCAGGATTAGGTAAGTTGAAGTACCTAGACATAGTTTCATGCTTTGATTTCACATGAACTCCTCCTTTATAAATT